TGGTGTTGTGCCCGGCTTTGTAGTCTAATCCCCCCGCAGGGGTTCTCGACCTACTCAAGCCCACGGAAGTGGGCGGAAACCAGCAAATTTCCCTCAAAAAATCCAAAGGGCGCGTCAGCGCCCCGCGAGAATTTTTGAAAAAAGATGCTGAAAGTGCTATCACTCAGCTGTCTTTTGAGTGCATACACGCCATAAAAAACGCTATACAATACTTTCAAAACCTGTTCGTTAGGAGGTATTGTATGGCAACTAACAAGCGCGTCTTTACGTTGCGCCTGTCCGATGAGGTTTTTGACAAAATCGGTGTTCTTGCGACAAAAGAGCATCGGTCCATCACGAACTACATAGAGTATGTGCTGCTCAAGCATCTGGAAGAAGTTGAGCGAGAGCAAGGGGAAATCAATCTTGATGACCCCAAAGGAGACTAAAGCATCATGTCAGTTTTGAAATCCAAGCGCACAGAAAGCAAGGCGGAGTATGTGAATGTCGCCAACGCGATTTACATTGAAACGATAAACTTCCTGACCCGCATTTCCGCAAGGTATTCCAGATTGATTGCAGAGCCGGTCGCAAAGCTGGCGGGTGAGGTGATAGACCACGCTGAAAAGGCGAACAGCATCTATCCCTCAGACGATCAGCGGCGCCAGCTTCGCAAAGCACATCTTCTGGAAGCGCGGGCATCCCTGATGGCGCTGGATGTTCGGTTGACTCACTGCTATCTCATCATGACCCAGAACCCGCAGGGATGTTTCACAACTCCCTCAGGGAAAAGTGTCGATGCGAAGAAAGCAACTGAAAGACTGGACAAAATGGCTCAAAAGTTGGGTGAGCTGATTGACAAGGAAAACGACCTGCTGCAAGGCATGATCGGAACGGTCAATCGGAAAGCCTGATTTTTAAGTGGGTGTATCTCTGTCAATTCCTGCGGCGGCGGTCTGGTGGCTGCGGTCGCCGAACTACAACAACATCAACAACAACAACAACTTCTGCGCGGTTTCGTCGTCGGGGTCGTTGGACTATAACAACGCTAACAATGCGTATGGTGTTGTGCCCGGATTTTGCAATGCTTGGTCACATGGAGTAGCCATAGGTGAAAGACGACCATAGCAAAAGGAGAGGTACTTCCCTGAGGGTCAAACCTCTAAAACTGCTTTTCGATATGCTGACACGGACGCTTCTTGCATGGCGCGGGATGCATCTTACCGCGTTTCATGTGCCGGCATAAAGCAGATTAGACGATGCCCTACAATTCATCTGTACGAGGAGCGAATACTTTTATGACAAGTCAGGAGCGCCATGAAGCACGATACCAGCGCCGCCGGGCAGCACGCCGAGCCAGACAGGAAGCTCGTTGTGCCGCCCTCGGTTCGTTGGGAGAAGTATTCAGTTACCACACGATGTTCAAATATGGCCGGAAATGCTGCAACGGTGTACGCTGGAAGCAGAGCACGCAGAACTTTGAGCGGCATCTGTTTTCCCACACAGCGAAGCAGCGGCGGCTTATTTTGGCCAAAAGGTGGCGGCCTAAGAAATACGTTCATTTCACGGTCTGCGAACGCGGCAAGATTCGTGGGATTGACGCTCCTCATATTACAGACCGACAAATCCACAAGGTCATCAGCAAGGAAGTGTTGGAGCCGCTTTACGACCCCAGCATGATCTATGACAACGGTGCAAGCCGGATTGGTAAGGGACTGCACTGGCAGATCAAGCGCATCAAACAGCAGCTGGCACGGCATTACCGCAAGTATGGCCGTGCGGGCGGGGTGTTGCTGCTCGACCTGAAGAAGTTCTTTCCTTATGCACCCCATTCTATCATCTATCAGCGGCACCAGCGGTATATCCTGAACCCTGATTTTCGGCGGATAGCAGATACCATTATTGATACTGCTCCCGGCGAATTTCCGGGCCGTGGGATGCCGCTGGGCGTTGAGCCGAGCCAACAAGAAATGGCGGCAATGCCCAGTGCTGTGGACAACTGGATCAAATGCCAGATGTCCACGCATAGCGCCGGACACTACATGGATGATTACTGCATCATTCTCCCGGATATCGAAGATCTGAAAAAGCTGGGCCGCGCTATCGTGCGCCAGTTTGAAATCCGCGGCATCCCGGTCAACAAGAAGAAATGCAAGATCATCCCTCTGACAAAGCCTTTCCGCTGGTGCAAGGCTCGTTTTACCTTGACCGAGACCGGGAAAATCAAAGTCAATGGTAGCCGTGACGGCGTGATACGCGCACGGAGGAAACTGAAGCTGTTCCACCGTGAATGGCTGGCCGGGAAACGTACCCTGCAGGAGGTAGCGCAGTATATGAACTGCCAAGAAGCCTACTATAAAAATTTTGATGACCATGGGCGGCTGCTGCGTCTGCGGCGGCTTTGCTATGCAATTTTTGGAGGTAGAGTGCCTTGTTCAACAAAATCATCAAAGCCAGTGATGGCACCGTCCTTGCCTTGACCGAGGACGTGACCTACATCAAAAAAGCCGACAACGGCTGTTATATCCTCTGCCCGGAGCCTGATGCTTCGGGCATTTCTTATGCCGGCACTCCGTACCACCTGTTTGGTCGGAAGCCTCTGGATGATGCAGAGAGCGTCATTCTGGAGCCGACCGACATTGGTGGCTGGATTATGGGGGCGAAAGCTGCCATCGAGGATGCCGACGAGATGAACGTGGATCAGGCTTATCGCCTGACCCTTCTGGAGTTGAATGTCTCCGATACGGATGACACTGAGAATACCTGATAGGAGGAAAAGGCAATGAGCAAAGCAACGGAAATGGTTCTGTATCGCACCTGCAAGCGCATGATCGAGCGCGGCAGTACCGATGGTCTGGCGGAGAAGATCGATATTTTCTACGCCGCCGGCAAACTGACCGATGAGCACTACGCCGAGCTGACCGGTATGCTCGCCGAGAAGAAAGAGCAGGTCTAACCCATGGTGGAGCATGAACGCTTTATCGCCCGCCGCCGGGCGCGCTTCGACGGCATAGATGGAAAAGTGAATATTCCTTATGGAACCGCCCTGACCTGTCAGGACGGTTTTCTTATGCACAAAAACCAGCGTGTGTGTGCTGTGGGGAGCCAGAACGGCATGGACTGCTTTGTTCAGGATGATGACGGTAACGGCACCCTGCGCGGGGATCTGATAGGAAACATCCAGCGGTGCCTTGAGCGCCGGGATGCAGCCTACCAGACCCGCTGGGATAAGGTCTGGGCATCGGCACTCTGCCAAAAGTACCGCCGCCCGGAGTCCGAAGACTACTGGCTGTGGGCGAGAGCGTTTTTTGATGCTCCGATTTTTGATTTGCAGGCAATCGCCGCGCTGGTTCAGTGAGGGGGATGGCTTGTGAATCTGAAAGAATTGTTCTGGAGTGGTGGCGGGATGGTTTTGGTGCTGCTCTCGCTCATTGAGGTTTCGCCCATCAAGATCAACCCGTGGTCGGCCATCATCCACTTTGTTGGCCGCCGCCTGAATGCCGATGTGATGGCCCGGCTTGATACGATGCAGCAGTGCCAGACCGAGACGCGGGAAAGGCTTGATGAGCACATCGCCAAGGACGATGCCCAGACTGCCAGCCTTTGGAGAACGCAGATCCTGCGGTTCAATGATGAGCTGCTCCATGACCGGCGGCATACGAAAGAGCACTTCGATGAAATGCTTGATACCGTCCATGACTATGAAACGTACTGCCAGACGCACAAAAATTTTCCGAATGGAAAGTGCGTCCATGCCATCGATAATATCAACCGCGTTTACGATGAGCTTTTGGAAAGTCATGATTTTCTGTGAAAGGGGCTGATTTTATGAGCGTCGTAACCTATCAGCGCGGTGACACCACCGCGCTGAGTAAAAATTTCACCCGCGACGAGTTCGAGTGCCAGTGCGGTAAGTGCACCGCCCAGATGATCGACACAGAGCTGGTGGACAAGCTGCAGCGCATCCGGGATGTACTGGGCGTTCCGCTCAAGATCACCAGCGGCTACCGCTGCATTCCGCATAATGCGGCGGTTAAAGGCAGCTCAGGCAGTAAGCACCGTTACGGCATGGCGGCGGACTGGCGGACGGCAAACCGCAGCATCAACCCGGTGGCCTTGGGCATCCTTGCACAGGCCGTGGGGTTCGGCGGCATCGGCATCTACTGGCACAGCCGTGGAGCATTTGTCCACGCCGACACCCGTGGCACGAAAGCAACGTGGCTCTGCACCACGCCGGGCCAGTACCCCAGCACCACCTACCAGAAGTTCATTCTGCCGACCATCCGCCGGGGCTGCACCGGGGATGCAAACCGTGCAGCCACGAAGATGCTCCAGCGGCTGCTGGGGCTGACCCCGGACGGCATTTTCGGCGAGGGCACCGAGAACGCTCTGCTGAAAGCGCAGGAGGCGCACGGACTGACCGTGGACGGCATCTGTGGCCCTGCCAGCTGGAAGGCCATTTCCGGGGCTTCCAAGTACCTGTGAAACATCCGATATAACCAACACAACAAAACGGCGCAGGGGTGGCTCTCCGCGCCGCTGATACTTATAGGAGGCAATATCATGGAAGCTATGCTGAACTTCATCCCCGCGCCCATCGCCATCGCTCTGATGCTGCTGGGCTTTGTTGCTCTGGCAGTCGGGGGCATCCGGCTGGGCTACAAGGCCACCGTCAAGGATCTGGCTCTGGAACTGGTCGAAAAGGCCGAGCTGTCCATCATGGGCAGCGGTCAGGGTGCCAAAAAGAAGAAGCAGGTATTCGCTGCTCTCCGCACCAAGTGCCCGGCGGCTATCCGCTGGGCCATCACCGACGAGGTGCTGGATACTGTCATCGAACACGCCTTTGATGTTATGACCGCAGCACTGGGCAAAAAGTCTTGACTGCTGCATGAGTGCCGTGTAAAATAGAGGCACTTGAAAAGCTTCGGCTTTTGTAGAGAGTGGCCCGGCATGGTCCACTCTTGATTTTATATTTGGCTGCTCCGGCGGCGCGCAAAAATCCCCCTCTGCTTTGTCGAAGCCCTGCGAACCTCGCGGGGTATGTGTAGGCAAAGTGGAGGGGGATTTTTTGTTTTCTTAGAACTTCATCTGCGCAGCATCTTCAACGCTCACGTCATCGATTACCTCCGAAGATCTCCGTTGTATACGCGAACCAGCACCCAGTCAGACAGGGGTTCGATGTTTCCGCCCCAGTCCCGGAGGGCTTCATCGGTGCCGCAGGCCTCGCAGATGTACACGCCCTTGGCGTGGCGGCTCAATGCACCGTAGGTCAACTTGTCTGGCATCCTCTCACCGCAGCGAGGGCAGAGAGGCCAGCCCTGCTCCTGATCGGCCTGCATCCTGGCAATAATCTTTTCGTCTGTCATTGTTTAATCCCTCGTCAATTCATATTTTCACGTTCCCAAGCGACCAAGCGGCAAAATTCCTCGCGGGACATGGATTCCGGCTTGCTGGTCTTGATGTAGCTCTGCTGGCCGAAGATCTCCAGCTGGTCGATGTCGTCAGGCGACTGGGTGATAATCTTTGCCGGCCAATCGCCCACGCCGGGGACTTCAATGCGGCGCAGATACAGGTTGCTGTCAAAGTACCAATCACTCTTGATGTACCGCTCTTCTGCATCGGTGCCCTCGATGGCCTCAATGTACTTGCCGAGCGCACCGAAGACTTCCAGTCTGGTTGGTGCTTTGTCGAAGTCGGTCACATCAAAGAGTTTGATGTAGGAGATCCGGCCACGTTCAACGGCAAACTCCTCGATGGTGCCGGAATACTTGTAAAGTTTCATCGTCATATCCTCCGAATGCCCGTATAGCCAGATAGCACAGCTTGATTTATTTATTTGCTCTGTGTAGTTGCTACGATGCCACCGAGACACAACCAGTGCTTACCATTGGCGTTGCGCCGCCACTCGCCACCGAGCGTTTCAAATGCGGCGATCATGCCGTAGTAGTTGATTTCTGGCTCGATCGGGAGCCGCTCGCCGTCATCGTTGTACTCGGCACGGCCGGCAGCAATGTCCATCTCGGCATCAGACCGGGCGTATGCCCACTGGTTATCCAGCCTTTCGGCCAGACGCTGGAGGGAAGCGCGAATATCGGAAATTTTCATGGTCTACTCCTTTACCATTCATAGGAGCCGCGCCGCTGGCTGGCTTCCATGCGTTCCTTTTCAATCATGGCGGCGATCCGGGACTTCTCTTTGATGCTGAGGCCCCAAGCCTTTTCACAGGGGATGGCAACAATGAAGCCGTCCTCATGGATGCCGTATTCATTGAAATCTTCGTCAACGTACCGCTTGCAGCTGTGCGGCCGGTCGTTGAAGTCATATTCGACCTCATCAGGAATGCGGGTCAGCTTGCCCCTGATAGGGAAGTTGTTCAGCTTTGCAAATTCTCGGATGGTCATGGTGCTTCTCCTTACTCAATCGCTTCTTCAATGCTGCTGGTGGCATCTTCCAGACTGCTTACTGCATCGGACAGGCTTTCGCAGATCTCTTCGATATGCTCGTACCGTTCGCCGCTCTGGAAGTTTTCGGGGATGTTGTCCCGGTATTCTTCTTCCTCAGTCTGGATTTCCTCAAGCTGAGTCTGGAGGGTCTCAAGCTGATCAATGATGGCCTGCAGGGCCTTTCTGCGCTCTCTGTTCATATATATTCTCCTTGATTTTTCATCGGTGGGTGGTTATAATTAAAAAGCGAGGGCGGCGGCTCCTACCCGCCGCCCTGCTCTTACGGATTACTTGTTATCCGTGGGGGTCTCATTGCTCTGAATGATTCTGTTGGGTTTAATCGTGATCGTTATCCGCTCTGCAAGATCGGGATGTTCGACCAAGATTTCCAGCAGCTCTTTCAGAGCTTTTGCTTTTTCATCCATCGGTCTGTTCTCCTTTCCGGTGAGCTTTCCGCTCCTCCTGACACCTATATTATACAGGATTTCCTTTATAATGTCAAGGCTTTTCTTAAAGGAAAACCTATATTTTTGAAAATATTTCTTGACAAAATACAGGAAATCATTTATACTTGCGGTGAGGTGATGAGCATGGATTTCCCAACGAAAATCAAAATGGCTGAAGCTGTTGCCAAAGTAAAAGAAGCTGAACTTGCCCGGCGGATGGACACCACCCCGCAGGCATTCAACCAGCGAATGAAAACAGGAAAGTTCAAGTATGAAGAACTGGAGCAGATGGCGCAGGCCATGGGCGCAGAACTTGTTGTGAACTTCCGCTTCCCGGATGGAACAGAGGTATGATAAAAGCCGCCAGTGTTTTTGAAGCGCTGGCGGCT